CTAAAGCCGAGAGGTTGGCAAGACCTAACCTAATCCTAGAGGCAGAGGCTGGGCCTCAACTACTTTCTGCGGAAGAAGTTCTGCAGCAGTTGCAGGACCAGCTGGGCGTAGAAGGGATGAAGCATCTGCAGCAAGCCGCTAAGTATGTTTATGACGCTCTAGACTATCGGTTAAATATTTTACGGGACGAAGGGCTGGTTCCAGAGTGGCAGATAAAGCAATGGCTCGGGCAGCGGCACTATAATCCTACCCTTAAAAATGGGAAACCAATAGGTTGGGTAGGGGAGCAAGCGCAACGACAGAAATACGCTAGCACGTATGTTCCCCTCAAGGGTGATAATAGGGGGGTAACATGGGATTTATTTGGAGACCTGCGAAAGGCAAAAGGGTTTGGAATAAGGGGGCCTGAAGAAAAGAAGAGGGTCGGAAGAAGGAGCGCTGCCGAAAGCCCGTGGGCATGGGCATTTCATAAGGTTAAAGTAACCATCGAGAGGGCCGAAAAGAATAAGGTGGACCAAGCGTTTGCTAGAATGGTCATAGAAAACGAGAAGTTTCTTGGTGACTATATGATGATCGTCTCGGACGAGGACAAAAAGTTCTTCAAAGGGAGAGACCCGGAAACGTCAGACTTATTCTTGGACCTTCCGCTGCCACAGCAGTCAGACCCGCAACATGTTATCTCCTTCAAACAGGATGGGGAGCAGTGGCATATTCTCGTCAAGGATAAAAATATAGGGAGAGCCTTAAACAAAACTCATTATCGCGTCCCCGGTAACGTGACAAGATGGGTTGGCATAATAAACAGATATTTTGGTATGATGCATACAGCTTGGTCTCCTCCTTTTATTGTAACTAACTTTGCTAAAGATTATCAGTTTGCTGTGCAGAACATAATAGCACTGTCTGAAATCAAGAAAGGCATTGAAGCGAACCAAGCAAAAGAAATTGCATTAGGGGCCACAAAGAATCTCCCGAAATCAATAGCCGGGATGTACCGATATATAAGAACAGGAAAGAGTGATACTATTCATTCTGCTGCTGCTAGAGAGTTTACTGAGAATGGTGGGCGTATTGATTTCTACGCCTTTAAAGACGCAAAGCATTTTGAAAACAAAATCGGTGATATAGTCAAGAATGGAACCCGAAAGGGATGGCTCAGGGGCATCAAGGCGATGGCTGATTATGTGAGCGATGTAAACGGTTCTGTAGAGAACGCCATGCGATTAGCCACTTATATTGAAATCAAACGGGTTGCTATGAGGAATGGTCTTACAGAGATTCAAGCCATTCAGTTAGGTGTTGAGGCTGCTAGGAATCTTACTGTTAATTTCACCATGAAGGGTGAGTTAACGCCAATCTTCAACTCATGGTATCTATTTTTCAACGCGGGAACAGCCGGTGGGGCAACTTACCTCCGCGCCTTTAACAAGTCCAGACGGTTTAGGAAGTTCTTGAAGTACGTTATTGGGTCTCAAATAATTCTCAGCCTTTATAACTATTTGATGAGCGGTGATGATGAGGACGGCAAGAACCGTTACGCAAAAATAGATATGGGGCAGAGGTCTAGGCAGATGTTTCTGTGGATTCCCGGAGCGGATAACTTTGCCAAGATACCATTAGGCTATGGTTCCAATATTCCCAATGTCTTTGGGGATACTATTGTAGCGATGCTGATGGGGCAGATAAATCCGTGGCAAGCCACGATGCACATGGTTAGTTCAATAGGAGAATCATTTTCGCCTATGGATATTGCGCACAGTGATAGTGTCATCAACACATTATTCAAGTCAGCGACCCCCACTATTGGTGACCCTTTTGTCGATATAGCCCTTAATGAAAACTGGGCTGGTAACCCCGTGTACAAACAGCCTTATGCAGGGACGGCTACGGAACCTATAGGTCATGGAGCAGCACGACCAAACCGGCTAAATTTGTTGCTGATTGGTTGAATAGACTTTCAGCTGGGATGTACACATGGATTCCCGGCGGAGAGAAAGCGAGACTCGGGACAAAATATGAAAAAGGGTTCATTAGCATAGACCCTCCAATATTAGATTACATGTTTAAGACCGCTTCCGGTGGCGTTGGAAATTTCATAGCAAGGGGAGTTAATTTCCTTAATCCGTGGCGAATGCAGGCTGGAGGATCGTTTCTCCCGAGGGAGGAGGTCACGGGAGAGGTGCAATGGAATAAAGTTCCTGTCATCAGGCGGTTCTGGGACACTCCTCAGCTACGAGATAAGTGGGATGCCAACACGGAGTACAATGCGTTTAGAGAAGAAGTCGGGGCCGCTAAAATGTTTGCTGAGGGAGTCTACAAAGAGTTCGGGCCGAAGAGTGAGGAATGGAAATCGTTCATGAAAAGCAAGCACTATGCAGTAGCTAAACTCGTCCCTCTCTTGAGAAAAATACATGGGGAAATAACAAAGCTTTACAAGCTTAAGGCTAAATACAGGAGGAGTAAGCTCCTCGCGCCTAGAAAAGAAGAAATGATGCGTAAGATTGACGTAAGAATTCTAGACTTGAAGAAGAAATTCAATGGCGTCTTCCGGGAAAGAATGGATCGGGATATAAGATTTCCGTTTAGGAAAGCGGCGTGAAAAATCCTCGACTGGTGACAGTCGAATGGAGAGATATTCTAGGGACAGCGGGTTGGGAAAAGCCCGAGGAGGTTAACCCCCCAGTCCTGCTAACCACTGGCTACTTAATCAAGAAAAACAAGGATGTGGTGAAGGTTGCTAACACAAAGGATGAGAAGGGGGATTGGTCCTCCATAACAGCTTTCCCGGCTGGTTGTGTGAAGAGCATTAAGTATATTTCTTCATAATCTTCCTTAATGTCACAGTCCTAACTCCATCGTAATAACCCTCCCCGTCTAAATCTTCCAGAATCACAACTCCCCTCCACCATTGATGCTCGGTATCCATGCACCAGCTTTCGGAATATTCCGGGTGAGAGAAACAACCCGCAGACAACCCAAATATCTTTTGCCCATCAGGCCTTGTGTGTTCTGCGTGGTTATACAAATGTGAATGTCCTTGAACGGCAGAGCAGTGAAGTTTAGTGACAAGCGTATGCCCAATGTGGGTGCTGGAGATTGGCCTTCCAGAAATACCTGTGGTGAAATAGTGCGAGAAGGCAATACCTTCTATGGTGACGCACTTCTTGAAGGGAATAACATCCCACCCAAACCCTTCATACTGCAAATCTTGGATGCCTATTGTTCCGTCCAGTTCGGCTTGCGAATTGATGGCTCTAGTAATTCTATCCTCATGGTTACCTAAGCACATCACTAGGCGCGGCCTGTACTGTTTCTTGCCGTTCTTTCTTTTTCTCGCGTTGAACCTATTCAAGTCCATGAACAGGAGTTCTTGCGCCTCGATAACGGATTCAACATCTTTTTTGTAACGTCTACCCTCGAAACCTTTAGTTCCTTTGTCGTAAGAGGACAGGGACGGCAGGTCAGCCAAATCACCTAAGCAAATAACACACTCAGGCTGCTCCTCCATGAGTAACCGACCTACCGCCCTGAACCTTTCATTGTTATAATCCGGGTGAACGTGCGCGTCCGGGAGTATCATTAGGTTCATATTAGCTCTCAATTTCTGCTGTTCTTATATACCAATTATAAGTTTCATTTAAGTCTTTTATTTTCATGTTATACATGTCAGCTTGCGTATGAAAATTGTTTGATTTATCTTTGTCCCCCTTACGCCATAACTTCGCCTTGAGAAAGTATTCTTTAACATCCATATCCCCGCATAGCCAAACAAATTCGAGGCCATTGTAAATGGCTCCCCCCACCCGACCTTTCCCTGCGTAAGGTTTCCCCCAGAATTTTTTCTCCGAGAATTGAAGGCTTATAAAAATGTACCTATCCGCCTTTTGGTGCCCACTGGTTTTAGCCACGGACACATCGTAGTCTGGAAGAGGCGCACAACTCCTACGTTTAGTTTTTACTTCTATCTTATCCCCCTTGTAGATTAAGTCATAGTCCTTGTGGTCCTCTACCTCAACACCTAAGTAATGGGCTAGCGCTAGTTCACCTATCCTACCGGCAAAGTTTCCCTCCCCGCTGATGATGGAGCGATTTAGGCTCCCTATACTCTCTGCCCATTCCTTAGCCCGGTCCACCATGTCTTGATCGAATGGTAATACTCTCATAGTATCTCACATTTATCCCCGGTACAAGCCAGTTCCTGACTTCCAACCGTGTTGTCGTCGTGCTCTATTACCGATTCCCAATTAATGGGTTTCATTCTGGGGATCGCTGAGTACTCTTCTTTGGTTATTTCTTCATAAGGGGCTACCTCATAGCTGTGGTTGTCATCTGCCCGGGGAAGAAAGCTTACCCCGCTGAGTATATCAAAGTTCCTATAACACCAAGCGCCCACATCCATCCATTCCGATTCACCTATATAGACGGTGACACTTGGCTTGTGTTCACACCAGTGAAGAGCGAACTTTTTCCATATCTCTAGATGTTGTATTGCGGTTACCTCATGCCTAGTCCTTGACCTCGCAGGAGCCTTCATAGGGAAGGAAAACACTATAGCCTCCTTGTTGTATGGATCATCCTCAACAGGCACACCAGCGTCAATCAGGGCCTGATTAAGGGGGTCTTTACGGTCCTGTCTGACCCTCCTAATATAGAACTTGGAATACGAGGGGTGCAGTCCAGAACCGGCTACACCAGTCAGCTGAGATACTGTTCCAGATGGCTTGATGCAGGTGATGGCTGCAGACGGGTTGATGTCTAGCCGTTTAGCCCACTTCTCGTTTACATTGATAGCGGATGTCCTCCACTCTTCCAGTTGATTCGGGGTAGCGTTGAGCACCGTTGGGCAGTCAAATACTCCTGTGAAGCTGACACCTAACAGCCTCTCTTCCTCTGCATTCTTCTTCCATATCGGCCTGACATACCTGAAGTCGGTCAGGGTGGATTGTATGGTCCCGATAATTGTAGCAAGTTTTATCTTTCGGGTCACATCGTCTATTGTATCGCTCGGCGAGAGTACGCACTCAGAGAGGTTACAGCAACCGGCACTGCGAAGCACTATTTCGCTGCAAGGATTACACCCGAACTCATAGTCTTTATCCCTTCTTTCAGGCATCATTCTCTTTGATGCCTCCCTGTTGAATATCCCCCTTTCTCCGCTGTGGGAATCATGGAGAGCAAGAATCTCACGCATGTAGGTTCCCATCTCTGGCTTCTCTGTGTAACACACACTGTTATTAGCGAGGGCCCTCTGGGGGTTCTCTAACCACCACTGACCTGTCTTTGCGTGTCTCATACGCTCGTCAGTCAGGTTGCTCAGGCTGATCTCCGCTGCCCTTCTAACCCCACCCACGACGACGCTTTCCCCATTCCAGCACATGAGGTCATGGCATTCCAAACTGTTTAAACGCCTCCCCTTTGCGTTCTGGAATGTACGGGTGTAATTATTGAACAGCCTCTCCAGAGGATCGGGTCCAGATGCTCTTCCTCCAAAGGTCTTGAGACGAGCCCCGGCTGGTCTGATTCTACTGTAATCTACATTGGGTACAGCCCCTTGATACAGGAGGCTTACGAGTTCTCGTAGGGATTTTGCCCAACCTATCTTGCTGTCTGCGACAACAATGGTTGTATCTGTTTCGTGAAACTCGTCAGACACCTCTGGTAATTTGTTAATAAACTGACGTTCTACACTGAACCCAATCCCTGTTCCACAAAGGAGAACATACAGGGATTCATCGAACGCTCTAACATGATCAACCGCTAAATAAGCGCAGTTGTATCCAGCCATATTATCTCTGGTCAGGGCCCCAGCCCCGGGATCAGGGTCAGCGGTCATGAACGCCCTCATGGAGGGCATCACTTCCATGTCAAGGATAGCCTGTTTAGCTTCCTTAGGAAAGTCGCCAGCGGTATAGCCGGCTAATATCCACTCCATGTAGTTTGTGTAACGATTAACTGTTTCGTCCCAATTCTCCCGGCGTCCTTCCGCGTCCAGATACTTACCATATCTGCTTTTGTGTATGAACTTTTGATATTCGGTGATCATTTTACTTTCTCCCATTTGTCATGAGGATACCACTTCCAGTCTCCATTGGAATCAATGCACCAGTGTCCTTGTATGGAGTCATACTGAACTAGCCCTAACGCCTTTACCCGCCCTGTTTCCTTTTCCCTTAACCGGATTTTTTTACGCTTTGGTTCCATTTTTCCCTCAGCTTATGATCGTTCGCCCAGTCGGAGAATTCGTGGAGGGACATCCCGGAATGTTCCCGGAACCATTCCCCCCACGTCATCCCCCTCGTTGGTGTAGGCTTGTGCCTTTTAGCCCATACTTTTTTGGCTAAACAATAAACACGTTCCACCTGCTCGTCATCGTCCTGCCAAGTATAGACCGCTTTAGAATGGGAGCGAGTCATCCTCTTCTTCTGAAGCTGAAGCTGAAGCGCCACCATTTTGTCGAGAGCCCATTTGCATCATACCAGCAATTATACTGGTCCCGTGACGCTCATTGCCTTCTTTGTCAGTGTACTTGCTATATGCTATGCGCCCCTCAACGTAAAGCTGCTGACCTTTGGTAACGTACTCGTTCACAGTGTCAGCTAGTTTACCAAAAAAGGTGATCTTATGCCAGTCAACTTTTTCGTTGTCGCCATAGCCACTGTTGGTAGCAAGAGAGACGTTACAAACTGTATCCCCCTTGCTTGTTTCTCTAACGATGGGGTCAGCCCCAACTCTTCCAACTAAAATTGCTTTGTTTACGTTCATATAAACCTCACGTTGTTTGCCATTCAGGGTTATACTTCTTGGTACATTTCCACAAAGATAGAGCACTGTTGAACATTTCCCTGAAGCGGGGAATATCCTCGTGCTCCCATTCAAGAACACGATGGCCTTCGCCAACGTCTATGAATAAGTTAAGCAGCCGTCTAGGCTTTGTTAATCCGTTAACAAGCATTCCTTGATCATACGCAGCCAATTGGACCCCGTGATCGTCATACACCATTTTCTTAACATTAGGATTGTCTGGGAATTCTTTTGTCTTGAAGTCCACTATCCATTCATCATTGGAGAGGTCAGTCCTCCCCCCGTATCCGAGCGGATGCGAAAAGGATTTTTCAACCTCCCATTCTTGGGGACCACAAATTTCGTCCAGCTTTGCATGAACATTCTGGCATAATCCCTTATATTGGTCCACAACATCAACTCCTTTGAAGTGAAGTTCCAGATGATCATGGATGACAGTCCCCCTGCTCATAGTTTCCTGCTGTTTTTTGTTGAACTCACTCCGGGCTAGCTTCTCAACATCCTCAAAAGATAAGATGCCAGTTGAGTCTGCCCTTAACTTGACTTGCTCGTGAAAGGCTTTCATTAGTTCCGTTTGAATCCATTTGTTCAGCATGTGCCGGGATACTACGTCACCCCATACAGTGGACACAGAAGGAACCCATCCGTGCTTTCTAGCGTCCCTCAGAGTTGAGGGTCTCTTGCCCTTCTTTCCTGTGACCTCATAACGAGGGTCACCTTCTTTGTCGTACCAATGGCTCATTTGTCTGGTCCTCGTAGTTCAGACGGAAAAGTGGAGTATGACGATGAAGCAAGAATCTCTCTCTTTTCCAACACTCGGTTATATTGGGTTAGATCATTAGTGTACTTTGCCCAGCTGACACAATTGAACTCTCTGCAGAGCCGAGGACGATCATCGTAAATGTCACATCCCATCTTCCTCCACCCCATCACCCTTTCCTTAAGATGGGAACAACGAATCCGTATTCCTTTGTCAGTGCTCTGGATGTTATCATGGTTCTCGGCAATGGCGTGAAGCCACTCAAATTGGCTGGAGTTTTTCCAGTTGGGCTTGAGTTCTATCTCGCAGCATATACCACACGACTGGCAAACCTCTTCAGTGATGTCTTCCTCCTGAAGAGGCCACACCCTAATAGGTAGAGGAAAGTCAGAATTGCTCATGGTTTTTTATCGTAATCACCAATCCATTTCTCATCGCTATCTTTGTTTTCGTGTTGCTTTGCCACCAGTTTATCATAGCCTTCGGGGGTAGCCCACGGAGCAGGTGTTCCATTCTTAAACGCTGAGTCATTATAAAGATACGCCCCGATTCCTAGTAATACTGCCGAGCGCTTTAGAGCATCTGAAATTGCCCCCTTCGCTCCTTCAAAGTCCGTGTCTCCAGCCCCATCAGATTTTGTTATCCATTTGTCATTGATGCATACACTGAGTTCACAGATAACCCTACCCGATGTCGTCTCGTGGTATTTAGTCTGCCAGTTTTCCAGACCAAACACATCGTCAAGTCTCTTCATAACATGACGTGCGTCTATATAATGAAACAACCGACCACCACCACCCTTCCTCACCTTAACATCTTTCGGATCGAAAGGCCTCTTGAGCGCAATCGTCATCTTCCGAGTATCGTCTTTCTCGTTAAGAACTTGCATTCTAATTTTCCTCATTTTTTGAGAATCAATTTCTTCCATGTCTTTCTTTTGTTGCGATTCATAATAAAGCCTCTCATTGTTGTTAGGCCCTACTGTCGCCTCAATTCCTTCTTCCGAATGTCCGTTAGCCATTAGGTATATACCTCATTTAATTTGCCGCGAAGAAATTCAATCTGTTCGCCCTGCTCCTTCACGATCCAAATTAATTTATCTAAATGTTCGCTTATAGTAAATAGCCCCCTTGCATCGGGCGTTGGATGGGCAATTCCATCGGCGGTAAAACCGAGTACATCTTTAGGTATCAAGTCATTTATATCAGCCATGTGTCACCTCTGGGACATCTGCCCCAAGTTCGATTCCAATTTGAGTTGCTCTTTCGATCAACTCGCCCATTTCTCCAATCGTCATTCCAGACGTTTGGCGAATTCTGTGTCTATGCTCCCCTTTAAAGTTTAAATACTCTTCAGTTCCGAAGACCGTTTCAATGAGAATATTCTTGATCTCCTCTTTTGTGTGCCCGGATTTATCAGCGATTGATCCGCACCACGCATGAAACATATCGTTCTGCTCTAGTGACCTATTCTTTTTATAGGGCTTCACTGTCACCTCTAGAGTCTCGTCCTCTACATTCAACTGCATGATCTCTTTGGCACAGGAGTTCCTGATGGAAAAGTCTCTCAATATCCAGCGCCTTCTCATTAGTGTATGTCCTGCCTTTTGATTAATTCCACGGCTTCGACAGAAGTTGAGAAGCCTTCTTCAGTGTCCCCTATTTTGTACCCGGCGCTGTCGATGCTTGAATACAATTCTTTCATAACAATCTGCCGAGCGGTTTCGAGGATGATCTCATGATTCCTTCCGTCGTCAACCCACAAGGTGATCAGCGCTACCATTTTATAAGGTGTGCGAGAATTGCCCGGTTCTGAGTCTTGTATAGCCATTTCAGTTGTTCCTCTTTCGTGTATTCTAGCGCATGACACTTCTGATGGCAAGTCCTGCAAACAGGGCACCCCCAACAGGGCTGTTCGTGTACCCAGTCGAGGTATTTCATAAGCCCATTATACCATGTTGACAGGGGATGTCAAGTCGTGATATAATGCCCTTTTGGATTAAGGGGTTTAAAGATGCTAACGTTCCAGCAAAAGAAAGAATTTATCATGACGCAATTGTTTCAGGCCCAGAGTTTGGACTCGTCTGAGAAGCTTGTTGCGTTGTGCATGGTGTTCAAATATATTGATGATCGCGGGCGTTGTGTTGCCCCGATTGCCGACCTTGCCAAAATGGCTCGGAGGCATCGACGG